GAGCCGGTCATCGTAGTCAGAGAACGGGTCGTTCCAGATGTCGAACACCTGGATGGTCGCATATGCGATATCGTCGTTATCGTAGCTCATTACGGCGGAACTTGTTCTCCGGTAACAATCCTCCGCAGTTTTATCTCCGACGATTATCTCCCCATCCAGCCCTTTCAGTTCGGGTAGGTTGTGGACGAGCGACTGTATCTCGTAGTTTCGCACAGGCTTGAGGCTGCGCGTGTAGAGGTAGCCGTCCTCGGCGACGAGAACACGTATCCCGTCCAGTTTGGGTTGCGCCCAGAACGGGAACATATCCTCGTTCCGCTCCTCCCACTTTGATGCTAACATAGGCTTCATCCGAAAGTGCTCCTCATAGTTTGGAGAATGGATGTTTCCTCCTCAGGTGTAAGATCAAGTGTCTCGAACAGAACCCGCCCCTTGCTAGGTTCTGCCTCAGCTTGCTGTTTCGTCACCTGCTCCTCGAACAGAACAAGGCTGCTTTCAAAGCAGCAATGGTTCGTCACGGACCAAGGTATCATCCAGACTTTGCTCAGCATTATTTCTCCGATCTAACGTCACGCGTAGCCGCCAAATTTTTGGCAACTGAGAATATTATACCCTGTGACTATTGCCCTGACCAGCGCCGCCCATCCGGCGGGGCAGGCTACCAATCCAGCACGTCCAGGGGCCTTCGGAGCCGGTCCAGGAGCGCCATGGACACCTGTGGCGGTGCCGGTGTAGCCTAGCCCAAGCAAGCGCCCTCCAGCGGCCTCTGAGCGCTCGTTAAAACGGCACATCTGGCTGGTCCATGTCAAGCTGCGCTGCTTCTTCCCACTCGACCTTACCGTGGAGTTTCTCCCACGACGAACGGCATTCGTCGAGCGTGCCGAAATCGTAGAACATCAGCCGCCGTGTTTCGCGCTTGGGACCACCGAACCCGTCATCTACATCGACGGTTGCACGGCGGCGAACTTTGGTGAGATGCGGCGCAACACGAGACAGGAAGCGACCAAGTGATGTTTCGTTGCCACGACGGTTGAAACGCCACAGTTCCATGTATCGCACGAAATCCTGTGTGACCTTCTCTGTTTGGGCGAACCTCTCCCACTCAGCATCCCCGTCGAAGATCCTGCCGTCCTGCAATTTCCGGAACCACCACTCTTCGTCGTAGTTCATGGACAGCAGCTTCTGTTCTTGCAGGGCTTCGGTCTGCGGCACGTTGCGGACCTGGAAGCCAGTCAAGTCAATTGATTGCAGGTAGTAGAGAAGAGCTTCGTAGCCGCCGTTCTCCATCTGCTCGTTAATGCGACCAAAGTAGTTCGCATCCTGCTTCTTGCTTTCACTTACGTTGAGAACAAAGTAGCGACGCTCGTCTCCGGTGGCACGGATAACGTGCGGGTCGTTGGATGCCATAATCATGTGGACGAAGTTAGGCTGCGCTTCAACATCGTAGCCCTTCTTCTCGATAGGCAGCACGTCCTCGGTGATAAGCATCTTCAGCACACTTTCGTGTGACTTGTCGCCAGCAAAGAACGCTTCGTCTGCGAACAGCATACAGCAGTCCTGCAAGTGAGCGTTGAAGTTGCCGACTAGGTGCTTCGCGTTTGCAATGTGCAGGAAGTGTCGCCCAAAGAGACGGCCGAAGGTCCTGGCGAACCAGCCTTTACCTGTCCCCTTACCACCGCGCAGAACGACGGCTACCTCTCCGGCACTGGCCGGTTCCTGAACAGCCCGTGCCATCCAGTAGATGAGATACTCGTAATGAAGTTCGTTACCAGAACAGATGTTGTCCTTGACGTGTTGCAGATACAGACTGCAATCTCCAGGGATGCTTTCGTAAGCGAACCCTTGCCACAGGTTGTAGACACCTTCCTTCTCAATGAGCGGCATGAACCTCATCGTGTCATACTGGCGGCGCATGGGATGCTTGAGCCAATACTTCCCGAGTTCTTCGGTTACGTCTGCACCTTCCTTCGTTGTGCCGACCTTGATACGCTTGTTCATGTATCGCTGCTTGATGCTGTCAAAGCTAGACATCGTGAGCTTGGTGCGGTTGAAGGTCTGACCGTTGTGCAGCTTGAGATGATCGTCGAGCTCCTCGATCACTGCACACTTGCCGCCGATATTCCCGATAACTGCGTGCCTGTCGTTCATCATCAACAGGTTGGGGTCTTCACTGTATTGCTTGGCGCGTGCGATCTGGCGACGTGCATACCTGTCAGCACCAGACTTCAATTCCAGAACGCTGGACGAGATGGCCCAGCCGGGGTCCGTCAGGATGCTGTAGATAACTGCATCCGGAACGTTGCAGCGAGCCAGCGAGCAGACGCAGTCGAAGACCCACGCTGACCGTGAGTTGTCCTTCTCCTTGGGCTGATCTGGGTGATGTCCTTGGGCGATAACGATCTTGACCCTGTCAGGCACCGACCACTCGTCCAGTTCGCTAAGCTCCTGGATGCGTTCAATGTTGCCGACATCGATATCAACACCAGCTTCCTTGCCACCATCCATCATTGACCCAGAGGACTGGACGCCAGCGGACTTCTTGAAATCCGATATGTCGTATACAGCCTTCGGGTCGAAATGCAGCAACCGCGCTTCTACTTCAACACGGCCTTTCTTGCGCTTCTGCGGGTTCGGCACGTTGATTGTGCCGGGCAGTCGAGCGATGCGGTCTACGTTGAAACAGTGGTCGCCTCCGAACACTTGCTCCAGACGTTTGTTGTAGAGTTCGAAGTCCTCCCACTTGGCCTCGGTGCCCTCAATCGGGAAAGGCTCCTTGAGCTTCCAGAAGCCCCAATAGCCATTACCCGAGAAGACGATACAGGACGGGGCCGGGATGCCCTTCGGCAGCTTATCGGTAAGCTGAGCCAGTATCATGTCAAGGTCGTGGTCAAGACCTTCCTTGTCTGTGGCGCTGCTGTCAATATCAACATGCAGCCAGACACCGTTCGCGATGTCAGTCTTTGAAGGCTTTGTGTTGATATCATGCGTCGGGTCGTTGACCAGGAAGTATAGGTTCCGGTCACCGTTGTATTTCTCAACAAACGTATATGTGTCCTGCTCCGACTTAAACGTGCGGAACTCAACACCCTTGCGGTCGGTAGCAATTGAGCCAAGTGTCCACGGTCCACCGGGCTTGAACTTCTTAAGGAAGTCTATCGCATGATCACTGTGCCCCTTCATTTTCACCCCAATATTGGACGAGCCGGTCAGGACATGCCTTTCCCTGCTCCATTAGATTATACCAGTATCGCGAGACACCAGCCTGCTCGGCGCACGCAGGGATGGTCCACCCAGAGCGACGGCGCAGGATGAAGCATACCTCGTGAGAATACAGCGTGCCGACATGCGGCATGGAGATGGAGATGCGCTTGTCGTCGTTCCGCTCAATATCGAGGAACGAGTTCAGGCTTATACCGAGGGCGTCAGCGGCAACCGGCTGAGTATAGCCCTCGCGACGACGCCAGATCAAAAGGTGCTCTCCGAGACTGAGGTCCGCCGAAGTGAGGTCAGGAATTCGCACAGTTCCCTCTGCGGTAGCGACACTTCGAAAACCTTCAGTGCCCACTCGTGCATCTGGGGTCTTGTCATGTTGTCCCATAGGTTATTCACCTTCAGCGTGGTTGCGGAGAAAAAGAACCACGACGTGCTGACCTTCGCACATACCAGCGACACCCCGCCCGCTCTCTCCCGACGGTAGCCCCAGACTTGCTGCTCCTTGGTCCACGGATGCGGGAACTTCACTGGGTTCTTGTCCGCTCCCTTGGGCCATGCCTTCAACGCTTTGCATTCAATCCATCCACCGATGTAGTTTACGTCGGGGATGCCGAGGCCGGTCATTGGTGACTCGATCGCGACGGCATCCAAAGGGGACAGGCGTTTGACCAACGTCCCCTTCATGCTGTTTTCTGACATGAAGTGCTCCAGGGGCTAGGGTTGGCTTTTAGCTTACCCCAGCGCCCCGGCAGGCACAAGTCTAACCTTTCTCAAGGATAGGTCGGACAGGTCCACGTTTCTGGTTCTGATACTTCCCTTCGTAGCCAACGGTATCATCGTCGACAAAGTGGAAGATCACCTGAGCGATGGGCATTCCACGCTTGATGGTGAGAACCTCGGTGCAATGGTTCGTCAGCTCGAGGGTCAGCCAGCCTTGCCAGCCCGGCTCAATCACCGTATTCTGACAGGCCAGCCCGAGACGAGCCCACGTGGATTTGTCATGGACAATGCCCAAGACGTCTGAAGGCATGATGAACCGTTCGATGGTGGAGGCCAGAGCGAACTGCCCAGGAAGGAGCGAGATGGCATCAGTGATACCCTTCTCGTCGAACTCCACCCTGACGTCGTAGCCTGCCGGTCCGCAGCCGAAGGTCATGCCCTCGTGCCGCGTCCGGCCATAGAACGGCTCCATGATGCCGAGTTTCTGTATGGTGCGACCGCTGAGGATCATTGGCTGGCCTCGTCCATTGCGCCCGGTGCCGGGACTTTGTTGTGGAGGATCTGGTAGCTGCGGAACACGCAACGAACCTGATGCTTCGCGTCTTCCAGAGCGTTGTGGTGTTCGCCCTGCCGAGGCATACGCTTCGTGTCGTAGCTCGCCGCACTGTAGATGGTGCGGGTGTCCCGAGTATTGTAGAACTTCCACGGCACGACCTTGCCAGCCAGATCGAAGATCGCCTCCAGAAGCACTGGGTCGAAGTTGGAACCCTGCGCCCAGACGTGTGACACCTTGGTCTGCCGGAAGTATTCGCGGACCTTGTCACAGGCATCGTGGACGTGCAGCTTGTCGGCCTCCAGAGCTTCCTGTGCTGCCTTGCTCTGCCGCGCCCACCATTCCACGGTCTTCTGGTCCTTGGTCGCACCGAGAGCAAGCTGGCTCTCGTCGTCCATGTTACAGTAGAACTCCTTACCGAAGCCGGCAAAGCGGGGATCGAACTGAACCATCCCGATGGAACGCAGGGCAGAGCCGGGCTTCGTGCCCCACGTCTCCAAATCAAGCATCACGTGTTGCATCTTCTTACCTTTCGTATGTAGCCAGTGTCTGCCAGAGGTTGTCTTGAAGCCGGGGCGGCACCTTGGGCTTAAA